CTCCAGATGTTTTAGAAAATATTACATCATTAATTCTAAAAAACCCTGCTGTTGTTGTAGGTGGAGTTGCATTGTTAGCAACAACTGCCTCTGATATAATATTGTAACTTGCATCTAATCCAATAATTGTAACTGTGCCACCATCGTCACTTGCGGATGCACTTGTCACGGTCATGGTTAATGCTGAACCTGGATAAGTATAGGCTGTTGCATTTTCCCACATAGGAATAAAAGAAGTAGATGTAGATCCTTGCCAACCAAATATATTTCTAACAGAAGACCCTGATACATTGCCTTCAGCAACTAGTTGCTCATAAGTAGGACAAGTAGAACAATTTACATTATTACAAGACATTAACAATTTCCTCCCATACTAAACCAAGAGTATCTTTCGGTTTCTTGTTTTAATTGATCTAAATAAGTTGAGTTTAATTGTTCAACAATACCTGCAATAGATCTATTAATTTGTTTTTGGTTAGAAAAATCATATTCTTGTTTTGGTTCTGGTAATCTAACTACTATCTTTGCCATTATCTTCTACCATCCACTTGTAAATCTAATCTTAAAGTTCCAAATCTCCAATTCTCACTAATGCCTGTATTAGCAATATTAACATTAGCAAATCTTCCCCTTGCTCTTGTATCTACCTTAGTTGTTGAAGTTGTAATTGTAAATGGACTTAATGTTGTATCTGTACTTGATTGAGATGGGTATCTTTTAACAGCCAAAGTCATTTGTATGTTTCCTTCTAAATCTTTAAAATCAGGTATGAATCTTCTCATAGCTAAAAAGAATTCTCCTGCTGTTCCTTGTACATCAAGATCAAAATCATATGATGTTAAAGTTGAAGTAATTGCCGTAGTAGATCCATCTGGATTAACTTGATCAGTTCCTACATGATGTTCAAAATAAACCGTCTGGCCTAATCCATCTTCTCCAACTACTGCAGGAAAAGTCCCTGATGCCTGACTATTGTATTTTGTACCAAAAGGATTTGGATATACTGAAGCATCAATCCAAGAAGTTCTGGCCTCTGTACCAGGGTACCAAACTTGTAATTGAGGAAAGCTTTCTCCATAGTTATAAACTACGTATTGATCATTAAATTCTGAACTAGTTGTTGTGTAGTACCACACTACTTCTGTATGTAAGTTATCTATACCAGCAGCTACTTGTTGACCTTTAGTCGTGTCAATTTGATTATAAACATAATCTTCAACTGAACATTGCATGGATTTAACTGTACCATCAAATAAAAAGAAACCATTGTTACTCATCCAATAAGCAACACCATCTATTTCAACGGCAGCATTCTTACCAATAAGTCCACAGTTCGTACCTACTTGTTCAAACCCAAATGTAAAAGGTGCACCGATATACTTCATTGTATATAAAGCATTGTCTGTCCAAACTAGAATTGTTTCTTTAGCTTTTAATGCTCCAATGATTTTAGTTCCATCTTGTAATCTTTGAGAACCAGCAGAGTTAATTGCTGTTGGATTATAAGTATTAATTCCTTCTTGATCAGAAAATCTAATGAACATATCATCTTGAGTATTTGGATTACCAATAGTTATTTCAGTTCCTAAATGAATTAAGTGACGTGTTGTTGGTGAAACTAAGCTTACTCTAGTTGCTGTAGGGTTATTTGTAGTCTCAAACCCTGTTGTAGTCGTAGAAGCTCGTGTAGTTAATCTAGAGGCAACTCCAGCATCCCAAGTAAATGTTTTTCCATTTGCAATGGTTGCAACTAATACTTGACCATAATTATCTAAAGACCAAAGTCCTGGTTCAAGTGTAACGTCTGATGCAGGTGCAGCTTCTCCCCAACCATCTGAACCCCAAGTTGATACACCCCAACCATATCCATAAGATTGCGCTGCAGGACCAACATTTTCATAAGGTATAACATCTATACTTCCACCTGTACCAACCGTTGCAGTTGCTGCTGTTGATTGTGTAATGGTAAATACAGTAGTTGATGTAACTCCTGTTACTTGAAATAATTTATCTTCAAAATCAGCATCAACATATCCAGTGCCACCAGGTAAAGTTACGTTATCTAATAAAACAATATCTCCAGCCGTTAAACCATGAGCTGATCCTGTTGTAATAGTACAAACAGCAGAAGTATCTACTGTTGCAATTGTTGCCGCAGATAAAGTTGTTCTAATTGGAGTAATGTCATAAAGCTGACCTTCAAAATATATAAGTAAAAATTTATCTGAACCTAATGCTACATATCTGTTTCCAGATATATCTACGAATGCGTGTTGCTTACGAACAACTCCAACAACTGTGTCTGTAATTAATGAAGCCCAGCCAGAAACTTTTTCAGGTAGTCCATATCTAAATCTGACATTATCAGAATCAACCCAACGCCCTTCAGCGCCTACAGTCGTGTTCTGTTTATCAATACCTGGTTTAAATGTTACCTGTTGAAGAGGCATGTTACCTCCTATATGTTATCTTTATAAGCCCAGCCTCTTGTTGCATTTAAATACGTTAATGTAAAAGCTGCTGTGTTTGTTGAGACTGTAAGATTAGAAGCTGCACCTAAGATATTAGATCCATTTCTATCTATTGTTAAATTATTTGAAGCAAGGTTGTTTCCACTATCAATAATAGTTACTTCATCTCCAACACTTGGTGAAGCAGGTAAAGTTACAGTAACAGGAGAACCAATTCCTGATCCTGAAGTATCTACTAATAATTGATCACCGTTTACAGCTGTGTAGTTAGCTGGAATAGTGTAGTAACCTTTTTTTCTTAAACCTAAAGTTATGTTTGTTCCATTTGAATAAACTAGATTAGTTGATGCAACAGGTAATGTAACACCTGTTCCTGAAACTGTTTTAATTGTTAAAGTAAAACTAGATGTTGATCTAGCTGTAGCATCTTCAACTACAAAAACTCTTTCAGCGCTATCTGGCATAGTAACCGTTCTGTTAGCTGTTAAGGTCCCTGTTAGTTTGAAGTAAAAATTTTTACCATTAGATACAGCACCATTTGATAAAGCTAGTGCTACATCAGATGCGCCTACGGCTACTTCAATATAACCAGATACAGCTTGTTCTAATTGTTGTAAGTTTGTATTTGTAATAGTTCCCCATGTTCCTGATTTTTCACCAGTTGTCATGAGTTCTAATTTTAAATCACTTGAATATGTACTTGCCATTTTTCTCCTATGGATTGTCTGGGTCTATTCTTGTCCAAAGTTGTGATGCTCCTGGAGCAATCGGTATCCATGATATCACAGAAACATCTTGTGATGCAAGTGCTAATTCTTCCCCAGTTACAAGAACTGTTTGGCCTAAAACGACTTGAACATTTCCTGTTGCTAAATTTACTCTATTACCAGTAGGTAATATTAACGTACTTCCTTGAATTACAACATCGCCTATAGCGAAATTCATTTGTACACCGTTTAATAAAACTTGTACGCTTACTCCGCCTGGTGAGGCGAAAGGTGATGCTCCAAATGATGTTGCTCCAAAAAACATATTAACTTCCTAAAGATGTTTGAATAGGTACCCAAGTTTGGCTTGCGCCAGGTACGATACCATCCCATTGTCTAATATTAACCGAAGAAGTTGCAATGTCAAAACCTTCTCCAGAAACTAATACAGCAGCATTTGCTTTAACTGTAACTGTACCAGTTGATAAATTTTGTCTATTAGTTGTAACAGTAACCGTAGCATTTGCTTTAGTTGTTACATCACCAATTGTAATATCTACTTTATTTCCTGTAACAGAAATGTTTGCATCTGCTGTAATTGATACTTCGCCTGTATCTAAATTAACTCTTGATCCTGTTGTAGATACATTTGCTCCAGCTGTTATACCAACTGTACCTGTAGATAAATCTACACCTGATCCTGTTACTGAATATTTAAATGCAAAAGTAACTGTACCTGTACTTAAATTATATTGATTACCTGATACAACTACATTAGCTTTACCAATTGTAGAAACAGTTCCTGTATTTAAATTAACCCTGTTGCCTGTTACACCAACCACGTCTGCTACATTAACTATACCAGTTGTAAAGTTAGATTGATTACCTGTTATAGATACATTAGCTCCAGCATTAACAACTACTGTGCCAGTAGATAGAGCTGTTGCAATTCCTGATACACCGATAACATCGGCAACCTTAATATTACCGATTGTAAAGTTACATTGGCTTCCAGTAGGGAATACGTTAGCATTACCAACAAAGCTTAATGTACCTGTTGATTCATTTATCCTGTTTCCAGTTAAAATAACTAATGCGTTAGGGTTAAAACCTGGATCCGCAAAAGGTGCTGATGCAAACGACGTTCCGCCAAAAAACATAATATAATCCTTATAAAGGAGACAGTGATGTGTGTGGTGGAGTCACTGCCCCCTTCATAAGGTTATATCATCGCTTAAACCAAGATGGAAGTCCTAAATGAACTCGCTTATCGAATTTATTAGCTTCGGCTTGTTTAGATGATTTATTGTAATGTAAGAAGACTTGTGCGCAATCTTCTCCATCAAAAGCTTCTCTCCAATGCTCTAGTTCCATACCTTTATAAATAAGCATGTCGCCTGGTTTAAGATCTACCTTAACACCCTTGGCATTACTAGCTGCTGTTATTCCTTTTTTCTCATCTGGAATACCAACATTCTCTTTTGGACTTAAATAAATTGGCCACGGATCACCACCCAAGTTCAGAGTGGTTGATATTTCACAACTAAATCTATCTTTGTGTCGATGTAAAATGTCTCCTTTTTTATATATTCTTGCATAAGAATAAGTAGGGATTAATTTTAATTTAGTGTG